CAAAAGTATCCATACATCACTATCGACCTTGTTGATATTGCCGAAGACTTTTCTCGTGCTATGCGTGGGAAAGTAAAACCAACTTATTTGACTGACCCAAGTACCATAGGAACAAACACACCTTTTGATTCAGATGACCATAGTTGGGAGATTGACTTCCCAATACCAGTTAATTTGGATTACCAAATTACAACCTATGCTCGTCAACCACGCCATGACCGCCAAATTTTGGCGCAATTAATGTACACAAGAATTCCACTTCGATTCGCAATTCTGAATACCGGTGATAACACTGCTCAGAATACGACTCGTCGTCTGGATGTTCTGGATATCGCAAAACGCGATGTATCAGAGAATGGCAAGCGTTTGTTTGTCAATGCAATAACTGTGCGTGTTTCAAGTGAACTTGCGCAGTCCACATACACCAAACTCTATAAGGCGCTCGAACTCAACATCACTGGAGTATCAGACACCGAAGGAAATCAAAATCCTCGTGGTCCATTCTCCGTCATCGACTCGATTACTATCTCTGCACAATAAGGAACCCCTTCAACTTAGTTAGGAGAAATCATGGCTTATGCCCGTCCTGGTGTTTACATCAGTGAACGCCTTTTGCCAGCACCACTACCTGCTGGCGTAAGCGCTGACGCTGCTGGTGCCGTTGTTGCAGCCTTTGCACAAGGTCCAGAAGACGTAACGCTTGTCACATCATGGTATGAATTCACCAAGTATTTTGGTGGATACAATGCCACATATCCAGCGACATTCCAAGTTGGTTCATTCTTTTCCAACGGAGGTCGTGAACTGTTTGTACAAAGAGTTCTTGCATCTAATGCAGTAAAGTCCACTGTAGACCTAGTAACTTCTGGCAGTGCAGTGGTCGCAACTGTAACTGCAAAAAATGCAGGTACTGATGGAAACAATTTACGCGTTGTCGTATCTGCAGGCACTGTAGCAAGTACATACACACTGACTGTTTACAGAGAAGCCGGAGTTGCTGGTATCTCTGATGACATCCTTCTTGAACGCTATGAAAACGTTGTCTTTGATGACAGCACCTCTAGTGATTTTGCAGAGACTGTCGTAAACTTAGTGTCGCCAAATATCACTATAAGCGGCAGCACATCTGGTGCAGTTGTATCTGCTACATATCCTCTTACAGGTGGTTCTAACGGAACTGCTGTTGCAGAGTCTGACTACACAAACTACAAGTCCAGTGGTGCTACAGTGTTTGAGAAGTTCTCAACTCTAGAAAGACCACTAGTAATGTTTCTTCCAGATGCTAATGCTCTTGCTTCTGGAACAGTGACTGTTTATGATACTGCAACATCTTGGGCTGAAGAAAATAACGGCTTTGTAGTAATAGACACCGACCCAAATCTTACTGTTGCAAATGCGATTTCATTTGCAGGAAGTTTAACAGACACCAGCAATGGTGCTGTTTATTTCCCTCATTTCTTTACTGCTGACCCAATTGGTCGTGGTACGGGTGCACTGCGTAAGATTGGTCCAGCAGGCGCAGTTGCCGGTCTATATTTGTCAACTGATGCCTCTCGCGGTGTGTTCAAAGCACCTGCAGGTATTGGAACACAGATTCTCGGTGCTGTTGCAATGGAGCGTTCATTTTCATCTACTGAGTTAGATTCTATGAACTCTTCTACATCACCTGTTAATCCAATTCGTCAGATTCCTGGTGCAGGACTCTCTGTCATGGGAGCACGCACTCTCAAGCAAGATGGAACAGCGAACAAGTATGTAAATATGCGTCGTTCCCTTATTTATATTCGTAAGAATCTAAAGAATCTAACAGAGTTTGCCATCTTTGAAAACAATGATGAAAAACTTTGGGCACAGGTTCGCACATCTATTTCTGCATTCCTTAGTGAATACAGAAACCAAGGTGGACTCCGTGGTGCAACTAATGCACAGGCTTTCTATGTCAAGTGCGACAAAGAAAACAACACAAATGCGTCTATCGCAAATGGAGAGGTCAACATTCAAGTTGGTGTGGCCCTTCAATATCCAGCAGAGTTCATTGTCATTGACCTAGTTCAAAAAACAGCGAACTAACCCGAAGGAGAAATAACTAAATGCCAACAATCATTAATAATAGGTCGACATTAATAACCGACCCATTACGTAACTTTAGGTTCTTGGTGACTTTTAAACCACAGGATTCGTCAAACACGACTCTAAATGGCTTGAAGTCAGCAACCTTTGGTTTTACGTCCGTATCGGGACTATCTGTCACAACAGACTCTATCCCTTACCGTGAAGGTGGCTACAACACCACTGTCCACCAGATTCCTGGTCAGACAACCTTCACACCTCTCACTCTGCAACGTGGCGTCATTCTTGGCACGAAGCAGAACTGGGACTGGATGCGCAATCTCTTTTCAACAGTTGCTGGTGGCGGTTCGCTAAGAAGCGTTGCCCAGAACTTCCGTTGCAACGTAGAGATTCAAGTCCTATCTCATCCCGTTCCTGCCCCATCAGACGCTGCCGGAGATAACGCCGCGACAACAGACCACACAGCAATGCGCTTTGAGGTCTACAACGCATGGCCTACATCCGTGGCATACTCTGACCTAAACGCAGGTGACAACGCACTTTTTGTTGAGCAGTTAACGCTCGTACACGAAGGATTCGATGTCAACTGGGCACCAAACTTAACAACCGACGCAACCGACTTCGTAGACTAATCAAAGGAATAACATGCCGAAAACAATTAGTGCAGCGGCTAATCCCGCATTGGCAAACAATCTTGTTAAGCAGGCTACTGAAGAGAAGCCTCAACAAAAAGAAATAAAGATAGTACCTCCTTCGGACAACGTAGTGACTCTCCCTGGCGGCTATATAACAGACGCTGGGGAGGTCATTACCGAAGTAGAAGTAAGAGAACTTAATGGTAATGATGAAGAAGCCATTGCTCGTGCTGCAAACGTGGGCAAGGCTCTTCTAACCATCTTGCAAAGAGGAACTGTGCGTATTGGAGACCAGAAGGCTGACGAAAAAACTCTCGACCAACTTCTATCAGGTGACCGTGACACTGTTCTTCTTGCAATATTCAAAGCAACTTTTGGTAGCAAAACAGAAGTACCAATGTTTATTAGCGGAGAAACAAAACAAGTAGAAGTTGACCTTGATAAAGACATCAAATTTAAAGTTTTAACGGACCCAATAAATGACCGAGTGTTCACAGTTAAGGGCCGTAAACACGAGTTCACCGTACAACTTCCTACTGGAACAACCCAGAAAGAAATTATTTTGAACTCAGATAAGTCTCAAGCAGAGTTGACTACTATTATGCTTGAAGGCACAGTAATGAAGATTGATGAATCACCAGTAGTCAGCAAACAGCAAGTTCGTAATCTTGGTCTTGTGGACCGTAAGCGTATTGTTGACGAAATCAACGAGCGTATTCCTGGCCCTCAATTTGATGAGATTACTGTTACTGACCCCGATACTGGAAGCGAGGTACAGGTTCCGATTAGTTTCGGCACCTTATTTCGATTCTAACGTAACCTCATATCCAACTATGCTAGCAGAAATGACAGCAATAACTACGGAATATGAAGGATGGACGCTAACGGAGATAAGAAACTTGTCTCCTAGAGAAAGAAAGAATTGGTTAGAGATAGCCAAATATCTAAGAAAGGACTGATATGGCAAATAAGATGTTGAGTAACATCCAGTCCTTGACTAGCGGTGTCTCGACACTTACGCAAAAAGTTAATGAACTTTATGCTGCCGTAGAAAAGGTGTCAGAGGTAGCAAGTTCTGCTACTTCTGGTGTTCAAGGTGTCCTAAAAAATGGCGGTGGCTATCACCATCTAAATGCGGCAAGTAATCGCCCAGGAACAGGCGCCGATGGTGCTCGTTTTGCTGCTGGTGGAGTCATGCCGTCATACCAGAGCATGGAGCAATCCATGGGAACCTTTGGTGGTGCTTCTGTATCAGAAGCGCGAAACAGCAGCGCAAATATGGCGACCACGTTAGCCACTGCAAATATGGCTCGAATGGGCGGTGTGTCTGCAGGTAGAGTTGGCGGTGCAATGATTGCTGCTGGCTTCGGTCAAGCAGCATTTGGTCTTGCTGCAGGTGCGTACGCCGCAACTCCTGATTTGAATATGACGTTAACTCGTTCTCTTGGTTATTACCAAGCAGGATTAAAGATGCCTGGAATTAGTCGTGGTCAATTAGAACGTGCAACGTTTGGCGCCATGTCTGGAGGATTATCGAGTGTAGGTTCAGACGCTCTTGTTGCTGCAATTATGGCAGGACGAGGAGTAACTCCTGGTGGAACTGACTACTTACGACTAAGTCGTGAAGTAGGTGGCGCATACAAGTACCTAGGTATGGAGAATGCTCCTGCTGCACAGGCACTAGCAGGCTTGCGTGGCGGTCCAATGGCAGCCAACCTTTATCAATACGGCATTACTCTCCGAAATAACAAGGGAGAGATGAGAAGC